TCATTCTAGCTGGGAATGTAATACCATCGGGTCCGAATCGATTCTTAATTACATGGAATCGTGCAGTATTAGCTTGTTTATCTGACATCTTACGACTTAGTGACATAACAAAGTCAGCGGTCATAATCTTACGATAACTATCTGAAATGTTATTGGCCTGAATAATGTCTTCATCCATAGCAGCACGATTACTCTGTGAAGCACTCCAAATAGGAACTTGTAATTCACCAGCTACACCACGAAGTTCTTCATAAATACCACCTGCCTCACTATAACTGTTACTATTTCGTTCACTTTGTGATGGACGAAGAATATCAGCATAGTCAACAATAATCATATCCACCTTAGTACCTAGAGTTTGAATTCGTTCAGCATGTAGTTTCAAACTATGAGCAGATACAGTCTTAATTGGAAAGTACTTAATAATCAATTTACCAGGTACTTCTGCAATCTTCTTTTTAACAATATCAATGTTGTTACGAATATTTTGGAAATCAATACCAGTAAAACAAGCATCATAACGAAGACCAACATAGTTTTCATTCAATTCCAAAGTATAATGTAATACATTTTTACCTTGACGCATTGCTTCTGCACCCATCTTGGCAAGAACCCAACTCTTACCACTACCAGCACAAGCAGTGATAATTCCCAGTTCACCACCAGCAAGGCCACCATCCATAATACTGTCTACTTCTGTCCAATTAGTCTTGACAGTCTTACGAGCCATTTGACTCATACGCTTTTCAATATCAACCATGTATTCATGTCCAATATTGCGTTCCATACCAGCTTTCATCGCAACATCAACTACATGTTTGATCTTATCATATTGACCACTCTTCAAATGATCAACACTTTCCATAATAGCATTCTTGATCTTTTGATTCTTACAAAATTCAAGAAACTGTTCTTTGATATACTTCAAATCAGTATCACTGATTTTCTGGTAAACCAAACGAAGTTGTTCTACAACGGACTGTTTCAACAAATCGTTCTCAATACCGTCAACTTTAACCTTAAAGACTGCCAATGTTGGTAAGTCTTTGTATTGAAGAAAATAACTAATCGTTTCTTTAACGATAAATTTATGAGCGTCAGTCTCAAAACTATCTGGTTCTAAGATGTCGCTGATTCGTTCAATGAATGTTTTATCCGACACCAAACCACTAATACATTTGATTTGGAATTCAGATCCGAATTTTTTTAGGTTATCAATAATTTTTTCCGACATATTTTTAATATATTTTATCTACACCAACTCTATCATACTTTTTCTGTAAACCAAGAATATTTACAGAACCATTGAATTAATTTTTCCAAATACTTCATTCAACCATATCATACTATTTGGAAAGTTATTTTGCATACAATCTTCCACCAACAATTTACTAAAACCAAATCTGTCAAGTTTACAGATTGGCTTTTCCATAATTTCATTGATTCTCAATTGCGAGAATGATTGAATTTGTGTATCATGCAATTGCATTAAATCATAATTACGTTGCATGATGTCTTTATTTTCCAGTACACTATCATATAACTTCAATTTACCCTTATGGGTATCACTATAATTATATAATTCTTGTAATGTATACCGTTTATCTTCTGTAAGAATAGGATAACACTTGATAATAGTTTTTAATCCTGCACCTTTAATGCCGTCAATATTATCACTATCATCACCTTCCATTACTCTATAGTTGATAAAGTTCTTACAACTAATACCATATTCCAATAGAATTTCTGCACAACCATACAATTTCTTTTTGGTTGGACTCCAAATTTTAACTCTATCTCCTGCTAATTGTAAGAAATCTTTATCAGCACTCATAATGGTAACATTACTATTTTTAAAATATTCTGTTGCCAAATATGCAATTGTGTCATCAGCTTCAATATGATCAATTGCCATAGTTGTTACAGGCAATTTATCTAAATATTGAACGGTTCTTAACAACTGTTTCTTTAGATTTTTATCTTCAGTATCTGGTGTAGTAATATCATCATAAGCTCTATTAAGCCTAATTTTAGTCTTTCTACCACTCTTATATTCTGGATAAATCTTTCGTCTTTTCAGTGAACCCCCTTGACCATCAGATACAACTACAATCTTTGTGGGATTAATTAGTTTAGCTGCATAACCAATGCTTTTTAAGCACCCTGCAATTCCACCAGTATGATTACCATTGGAATTGAGGGAGGGGGAGGCCATGAACGCTCTAATAAAAGTGTTCATGAAATCAACAATTAGTATTTCAGATTCGGAGGATCTATTCAATCCTCCAACTCTGTCTTCTTGTTTTACATTATCAAATAAAGAAAACAACCTCTTTTTTTCACTGTCAGATAGATTACTCATTCTCAGATGATACACCAGCATCTTCATCATTGTCAACAACTGCGTCATCAACAATGATACTATTTGGATCTTTGTACTTCATAATTACTTCATCACAAATCTTCAAGTAAATTTCTTCACCCAAAACTTTGTCAGTCTTCATTGTTTCTACAAAGTCCTTAGACTGGAACTTCCATTCACTACCATCATCTTTTTTATAGGTATAATAAGCACCACCTTGTTTAATCAAGTTGTTTTCTTTCAATACCTTAATCCAAGAACCATAATCTGCAATTCCACTATCAAAGTAAATATCAAAAGAAGCTTGACGTTGTGGTGGACCCATACGGTTCTTGACAACTACTGCTTTACATTCATTGCCAATAACTTCTTCACCCTTCTTGAGTTTACCTGTGTTGTTCAAACGAACACGAACACTACAATGATAAGCAAGTGACTTACCACCTGACACTACATACTTATCACCAAATGCCATAGCATTTAGATTTTGACGTAATTGGTTAGTAAATACAGTAAGAACTTTCTGTTTACCAATCATGTTGGTAATCTTTCTCATAGCCTTACTAATAATAATAGATTTACCAGTAGCAAATCCATCTTTACCATGATCACTTTCCAATTCTACTTTTGTTGATGCAGCTGCAACAGAATCAACAATGATTGTAAGAATACGATCTTTATTGGACTTTCTTACAATTCCAATCATTTGTTCCATCTTTTCAAAAATATCTTCAACGGTTTCGCATTGAACATATAGAAGTTTTGATAAATCTACACCAAGACTTTTCCAGAATTCTGGAGCAGCAGCATTTTCAGTGTCAATAACAACTGCAATACCACCTTTCTTTTGTGTATCTGCAACAACATGAGCAGACACTAGACTCTTACCAGTTCCTTCCAATCCATTGAATTCAACCATCTTACCAACTGGTAAACCACCATGTGGACGATTACTAATGGCTAGATCAAGAATAGAAGAACCTGTACTAATCCAATCACTAATTTCTGCTGGATTTTCTTGTTCATCCAAGAAATATGCAATCTTACCGCCATCTTTATTGGCTTTATTTAACTCATTTGCGAGTAATTCTACTAACTCATCTCTTTGAGGAGTTTCTTGTGTAACTTGATTTTTCTTTTTCATAATAATATAAAACTAAAATAGGGGTGGCAGTAATATATACTACCACCCCATTACAAACAATTTATTTAACTGTTAAACAAATTATCAAAAGCGGCTGCTACATCATCCGTATTTGATTTTGATGCCTTTGCACTTGGTGATGCGGTAGGACTTTTAACTGCACTTGGTGCTGGTGTTGAAGGTGCGGTAAATGGAGCATCATCCTCAACAATAGTGTTGACTGTTCCTTCAGGAGATTGAGTTTCTGGATTCAACCATGCATTCATTACTCCCTTGAGTTCTTCATATGAAAATTCTGGGAACAAATCCAAAATATTGGTTTGTTGTGTTAGAATATCTTTTTGAGCGACATCAATTGCAACACTTGCATTTGGTTTAACACGAATTGTAGTTTCTGGGAATGACTTACCAGAATCTTCTGCGGTACGGAATTCTACTACAATATCACGACCATTTACCAAATCAGTAATATCACCATAATCAACATCGTTGATGATGCTTAGAATTTCTTGGTAAACATTCTTGCCGAATCCCCAGAAACGAACACCTTCACCTTCTTCACCACGAACAATGATAGGAGCATATGTACGCATCTTTGGTTCCATCTTCTTACCCAAAATCCAGTCTTCCTTGTTACCGGTCTTCTTCATACGATTGGACCATTCAACGATTGGATCAGGACGATTAAAACTATCAGGAGATAGATAGGTCTTGTTGTTGATATTATAGTGGAACTTCAACTCAATAAAAGGATTATCAGGTTGATACTTGTAGGGAACGATACGAACCACTTGTTTACCAGGCTTTGGTTTCCAAATGAGATTGGTTTTGTTGCCTTGGTTTGTTAAAGAGCTCAAACGACTCTTCAATTTTGATATGTCTAATGCCATAATTTTTTAATTATTAATTTAGTTAATTAGTTAATTAGATAACTCACACGAATTATTTAATGACAACCAATTAAGTTGTCATCAATATATATGACATCTGTTAAGAATTCAACTTATTATATCAAAAATTTTGACGGAGACGATTTTGACAGATACTTCGCTCGTTAAAATAATTGAATTTCTGTAGAGATTCCAGTCCAATTGATAGGTTTTATCAAAAACACCATTGTTTTCTTCAGCAATCAACTTATTCATTGCATTGAGAGTATATAGTGTGTTTGTTTCTTTTTTTCTATGGACACTGATGGTGTTACGAAATTTCAATTGATTATTATCATTTATTTCTACATTGTATGTTGCGTACAATTCTTTTGGATTGTTGACATTACACAATAAAAATATTTTACCGTTAATAACACTATAGAAATTTTTTATTTCTTGTATAGTGTCATTATATTCTTTGGAATTGGTAAATGTACACAATAATTGTTTGTTCTTCATTTATTTATAATTAATTGTTTACCATCTATATTCCACAATTTACCGACATAATCTCCCGAAGAATCAAACCAACTATTTCTTTTGTTATAAAATCCAAACTTTAAAGCTTCTTGTAATGTATATTCAGTAGTCAATGCTTTCTCAATTGCTACTGCATCTTGTTCTTTTTCTTCAGGAGTTCTGTCATCACTCTTTGATTTTTGTGGTTCTGTTTGTTGAACAGGTTGGGTTTGTTGTGGTTCAAATTCAATTTGTTGTCCACTTGGTTGTTCTGGTTGTTCATCTCCAACAAATACATTAGCTTGACCCTTTTTTGGATTTTCTTCAAAATGGGTACCACGAGCAATAGCTTTTTGTTTGTATTCGGGAGTTGGAAATGTAACAAGAATACCATTTGTATTGTATGCTTGTCTTTCTGGATATTTACCTTCAAGCATTTTATTCAAATATTGATTTACAATTTTAGAATCAACATTTGAGTTCAACAAATATTCTCTTAGTATTTCAATATGTTCTTGTTTAGAAATATCAAATATACCGTTTTCAATTGAAATGTCGGTACTTGCTTGTTCTAATGCTTCAAAAAATATTTGTTTGATGTTCATAATTAAAATACATCCTCTTCACTTAAATTGGAACGATGAATTTCTGTTTTGAAAGAAAACTTACTTCCTCTTTCATTTCTTAATTCAATTGCAGAATAAAATGGTTTAACTTCTACCTTTCCATTTTCTTCTTCTTCTCGTATATCGAATATAATATATAAATATACAACGAAATATGTTCCTTCTTTATTTTTACTTACTTCAAACTTACTCAATCTAAAATTCTTATTTTCACTTGCATCAATCAACTTTTTACCAGTAGAAAATTCAGACTTGGTTCCCATTCTGTTAATTGTCTTACCATTAAATACTACAAGCGGCAAACTATCATTGTTACCAAAGATTGCTTCGGCAGATATTTGACTTGCAAATTGAATAAATTCTTTCTTGATTTGAGATTCATTGCCAACATTCATAAATCTTTCAATGAACTTTTCATAAAACTTTATAGCAGCAATATTAGAATTGAAGATGTTCATTGGTCTAAATGCACCTTTATTCATCGGAACATCACCTTTAGTAGACGGATTAAAGTAATCATTATAAACCTTAATAGAAGCATTCTTGACTTCTTTTACATCTTCTGGTGTAGTACCTGTTAGTTGAACCATAAACAAGTTCTTATTATCAATCAATCTTACCTTTTCATTTATGGTGCTAAATAAAGAATCTGGTTGAATTCTATTGATTTGTTGAATAAAGATTGCAACATTTTTCTTTAAAGAATCGGTCATATTTACCAATACTTCATCGGCTTCTCTTGCTTCAGATAAAACACCAATTTCTTTTTCAATAGTATCCCATGTATTAAACATAGTAGAATATTGATTTCTAGCATAATTCATGTCTTCTTGACATTTTTGTTCAATATTACCAAATATTTTAACAATGGTATTTTTAACCTTTTGTGTAAAATCAGTCCATCCTTTTGTCAATTCCGCAGACAAATCTCCTATTTTTGATGAAATTCTATTAAGAGAAGATTTTAATGATGATATAAATTCAATTTCAGTTAATAATGTCTTACCCAAATATATTTCTTCAAATACAGGAGCACCACCACTAAATACACTGCGTGGATCTTTTTCAATTGGTTTTCCATCTGGTTGTTGTGATTGTAACCATTGATAGTATTTTTCTCTTTCTGCGGGTGTACCTGAAAAACTTAATTTGTCCGGTAAAATATCAAAAGCACCTTTCATTCTACCAATACGATAACTATCTCCACCAGCTTTCAAAGAAACCATTGCGAATTTCTTTCCAGTACCAGTAATCTCACATAAACTTTCATCGGTACCACTTACTTTTTTATCTTTTAAAGCAATTTGAATTTCTGATATACTACAATTGTACAACAATACCGCATCAGCAGTGTTTTCTTTTTTCTTATCTTTACTGGCATACCCACTATTATTGAAGAATTCATAGAACTTTTTGATGTCTTGATGAATAAATCCGGTTGGTTTTGCAGATGTTACATTTGCTAATGTTACACTAGTACCGGATGCCAATTCAATTCTAGCCTTTATATCAGCATAATTTTGATATAATTTATTTTTCCCAACCGCAGTAATTATTGCAGGATTATCTAATTGTTGTATGCTCTTTAATATCTTTTCTATTTCTTCAGATAATTTTAACCACTTTTTGATTGTGTCTTTTTCTTTCGGATAATAATCTCCATTTTCGCCGAATATCTTATATAAAGGAAAACTTTCTCTCAATTGTTGACTGAATGGCAATGGCATAACAGTCTCAACCTGTTGTAACTTAACTTGTAAGTCTTTTAATTTTACATCTTCATCTATATTCATTCGTATATATAAATATTGATATATACACGAAAATCAAATTGTTTTTAAATATCTACCACCGTCATACTATCATAATTCTTACCAATATAACACTTTACAGGAAATTGATTGTTTGACATCAACCGTTTCAATTCCACCAATGTTTCTTTTTTATCATTCTTATGACAATCAAACGAAACACTGTCATAAGTATACAAAATAGCCTTGGTTTGTTTACCATTCAAGTATTCATTGACTCTTACCAATGATTGCATTCCAAATTCAGTTTCACTGGCTTGCAAGATATAATTGAACAATTTGTTTGGATTTGGTTCATTTATATGGTTTGTAGTGATTCTTCTTTTATAAATCGGCGTTTCTACATATCCATTTTCACTAAAGAATTTCCATCTATGAACAATATAATCACTCATTTTTTTAAAATATGGTATTTCCAATAATTCAGTGGGAATATTACCATACATACACTGGAATGTTAGGTTCTTTGACGCTTTGATTTCATCATCTGATAACTTATCCTTACCATAGTATAGTTTACCAAGATACTCATAAGCGTTTGGAGGAAGATTATAATTGATTAACTTTGCAACTATGTGGGGGTGGTAGGCGCTATAATCAATCATAAACAACATACCATCATCACCATATCTGCTGATAAATGATGATCTACAACCGTTTTCTTTGTTCAATGCACTATAGTTAACATTACCAAACCTATTACTGGGTCGTCCTGTTGCAGTATATAGGTTATATTGTGTATAAACATAACCATCCTTATCTTTGATCGTTTTGTTCTCAAAATGCCTATTAAACAATTCTACATCCACTTTTAACCCATTATGTTCAAGAATTCTAAGATTGTCAGTAATTGTACTATTGATACTATAAAAACTATCATCAATCTTGACGGATTTGAGTCTAATCAACACTGCATCATACATACTTTCAAACTTTTCCAAATGTTTTACCATTGGAATTGCTTTATTCAATTCACCATATTTTTGAAACTTAGTTTTGATAACATTATGTGCAGTTGTATCAAATTCACTATAATCTTCAACTTTACCATCACTAATAAAGAAAATGATGTTAATATCAAATAGATTGTTTATTGGAAATAGATGTAAACACTTTTTCTTATCAAATACCCATTTCTTACCTTTTAGTTTGTTGAAATCATTGATTAACGATTCTTTATCGATAAAGACATTGCAATCTGGGTGATTTAGATTGATAACATAGGTAGTTTTGGATTTGAGTATATGAATCAAAACCATACACAATTCATCTATACATGGATGTACTTTTTCATCTGATTGAATACATTCAAGAATAAAATCAGATGAAATATGCGATTCTAGGAATTTAGAATAGGATTGTTTATCCAGACACACCATTGACACAATGTAACATTATAACAACTGTAAGTCAATTATTTCCCACCCCAAAATTCAAGGGGGTTATTCAAATAATTTTTTATACCTGTCATTTTCTTTTCGTTGACGCTCAAAGTTTTATTGTTTTGTTCCGTAACCCCAATTCTCTCCAATATTTTATTTTTATAAACATTGTTTTTTGGACCTGAAATTATCCATCTGATGCAAAGTTTATTATAAACAGATGATGAAATTTCATTGTAGTTGTTTTTATCCACCTCGGTAATTGTAAAATCATTTATTTTTTGAACAAAGTAACGATTGATATATCCAGATGAATAATCTTTATTTTTTGGAAACGGCTTAAAATAAATAGGATATACTTGATTGTCTAATATAGTACCCCCAATATCTTGATATGTTTGTATATTTATCATATTAATTTACAGCATTAATTGTATATGAATTTACACCATCAGTTGTAAATTTTAATGTTTGTCCTCTAATTGATCTTATACCTGCTTTAATTGTAGTGGTCCAATTTCCACCATCTACCTTATGAGAAACATCAATTATTTGACATAGAATTTCTCTTTCTGAATATGGACTTGGTAAATTTTTCAAACTAAACAATTGAAATGTTCGTAATCCAGATATACCTTGTAATGTCATTTCTACAGTAAATCCTGGTTGTTGACCACCATAAACATTGGTATTGTTACTATAATCTAAATCATTCAATAAACCTAATAATAATGTCTGACTTGGCAAAACCAAGTTTACTATGTTAAAACCATTTATACCGCCAGCAATTCCACGACCACGATCAGGTTTTTGAGTTGATGTAAAAGACATTATTAAAGAATTAGATCCTTTTGATGGATTGGATTGTAATTGTTTAATCGTTTCTAAATTACCATCAATAGATCTATTAGTCTTGGCTTTAGGATCATCTGGATTAAATCTATCACCATATGGAAAATTGAGAATTTCATTTGATGTAATTTCTCCGGTTGGTGACTTGTTTTCTTGATTTGATGGACTTGATCCCCCAGATGATAATATTTGATTTGCAGCTACATTTGATAACTGTGCAGTAAAATTTATAGATCTAATAAATGTATTTGAAGAACCAATATCAAATTGGTAGATATTCATCTCTTTTGCATTTATAAATTTCTTATCTATTATTTTTAAATGTTTTCCTTCTTCTACTACAGAAAAATCCCAAAAATTAGCAGCGGATGTACTAATTTTATTTAACAAATTGTTATAAAAATTTTCTACAGTATCAGCTGATTTTGCAACTTCAATTATAACATTTTTATTTATATATAAATCTTTCAAATATCCCCAATGACCTGCTTTTGTTCCAGTGTCATTGGTGTCATCTGTCATTTGAGGAAATGCAAAATCTCCTTTTTTAACTTTGTTTGATCTATATCTAAATCTATTTAAGATACCATCTAAATCATCTCTATATACAGATAACGGAGGTAATGCGGATTTAGCAGAAGATATTACTTGTCCTGCTTCAGTACCTATCAATTCAGCTCCATATGACTTTATTCCTTCATATATTTTTTTAGCATCGCCAAAATTAAACAATGAAACCGCATCACCAGCAGTTTCATTGGTAGAAAAAGAATTTTCAAACACTGATGCAGATCCCGGAGGAGTTCCAAAGAATGATGTAGAGTTAGTAGAATTAATATTAGAACCTTTTTCTTTAACAGGTTTATCGTCTACTTTTTTTATTTTTGCTTGTTTTCCGGTTTTGAAAATTTTTACTATAGTTCTATCTTTTGGTTCTAAATCTTTTATTTTTCCTACAGTAAATTTATTTACACTTGACCTAAATATATTAGGATTTGCATCATCTGTTTGTTTTTGATAATCATTATCGTCTGGAAATGTTGTTGGATAACTAAATCCAATATTGAATTTAGGAGATTCAGCATTTGGTATCAATAATACATTACCATCAGTAGATATTAAATTAGGATGTGCACCAATTTTTACATCGTCAATGTTTATATTATACAACGCAAACAATTCTTTTTGTTTAGCATCATCATCTTTATATTTTATTGAAATTTCTCTTTCAAAAAATACATTTGCGAGTTCTACAACAAATCCCATTGTTACCCATACATCTTTTTGATCTTTTGCATCCCAATCATATTCTTTGACTTCTTTCATCAATTCAGCATCTTCATATTCTCGTTTTCTTCCTATGAAAATTCTATCTTCTGGTTTAGCAACTGGTGTACTACCACTAGTTTCCATATAAAATGGAAATCTATTAAAAAAGAAAGTTGGATCACTTCCTCTTGCTGCCTTTTCTTCTTCACTATCTAATGGATCTCTAAAACTTTTTTTCTTTTCAATACAATTTGGTAACTTAGTAAGTCTCTTTTCTAAAAATTCAGGAAATGATGATTGTATAATTGATTTATTTTGATCAGATGATATATTAGCTGCATTTTTTACTTGTACACCTGAATAATTTGCATGTTTAGACATTATTTCAGTCTTACAATCAAATGTAATACCATCTTGACTTGAAAAGTCAAACCCAGTTATATAACCCATGGTAACATCATATAATCCAAAAGAATTTTTAATGTTTTCATCATATAACAAATATCCCTTATTTAGAAATAATTCTTTTAATTTCTCAAGATTATCACCTTCATCTTTTAAATACAAAAGAGATTCTGGGTTAAAATGATTCCACCCAAATTCAACAACCATACTAATTTTCGGCGTAAGAAAATATGGAGTCATATATTCTAATTGAGCAAAACCGTAACATTTCCAATTAATGGTTACTTTTCTTATTCTTTCTTTCTGAATCACAGAATCAATTGAAATTATACCAGGCGCAGGTAAATATTTTTGCGTAGTTCTTTTATCGTCAATTAGTTTATTTGGAAATGATACTAAATTACCATCAGTTGTCAAATCAAGTGTATGCGGACTTCCTTTTGAATCATATCCAAGTATTGTTTGATTTGATATATTCCCAATTGAATTTTTGTAAAAACCAAATGCATCTTCAAATCCTTGACCACCATATAGTGCAAAACCGTCTCGTCTTGCAGATCTTGAATTATAATTTACCTTTCCAGTACCATTTGAAAAAACTCTTGCCCAAGCAGTCATTGGACCTTTATAATCTTGCCATGTACCAGAATCGCCCCAAGTAATTGATTGTGGATAATTAATCCCAATATCTTTTTGTCTTCTTGTAAATTCTTTAATCAACCAAGATGGTATTGGATGTGGTGCCCACGGTCTATTATCTGGTGTAGTTGCCATAACTTATGAATTTAATAACTTAAAATCTCCTATAATATTATAAATATTTTGTGGTATTCTTAATTGAATACCTGCTGGTACACTCAATCTACCATTACCCAAATTGTTAGCTTGAGCCAATATCCACCATAATGTAGGGTCTTTATAATACTTATTAGCCAAAGCATCAAAAGTAGATACTTCATTTGTTATAACATATAAATCATTGTAAGCAACAGGTATTACAGGATATAATAATGACTTATATACCCTCTTACCATCCCATCTCTTATCTTGTTGTGCAAATGTATATCTATTCATGATTATTAATCTTGTCTTGTAAGTATGTTTCTAGAGAATAAATTGCTAGGACCAGCAAACAAATCATCATCATAATCTCCAGTATCATCCAACTTTCTTGCATAACTACCGAAATTATTTCCACCAGCAACAGGTCTTTCTTTTTCTAGTAGATCCATACTGAAGTTTAATTCACATTCTCTTGGAAATTGTGCATATTTTCCTACACTATCATCCCATTGAATTTTACCATTCAAATAATTCCACTTATTATCTTTAATTTGAGCATATTCCTCACTCAATGTTTCCCATACACAATTATCAGGTATATTCACACCAATACTTTTAATTACACCAGGTTGATTTTTGTATATATCACCAATCGTAAATTTAACCAATGGTGGTATAATAAATCTAGAATATATATTACTAGGATTATTTTGATTTCCTGTTGTATAATTAGCAGGCTTAGTCAATCCTACTAAATAATTAATTCTTTGCCACATCGGTAATAGTTCTTTTATACTATTAGCAACCACATTAAATTTAAAACTCAATGTTCTAGAAAATCCTTTGTACGATTGTAATTTATCGGCCCTACCAATATATTCAATAGCAGTCCAATCCGCATTCAAGTTTTCATTCAATCCAGTCACGGTGGCTCTAAAAGGAATATATTTATTATTTACAATATCATGAAAATAAAATTTGATTATATCACTATCATCGGAATACTTGTCTTTGAAATCTTTTTCCGTTAAAACATCCAATATGTTGATTTTATCTTCATATTTTGCACCAGAAAATCCTTTCCCTTTTGGATCATCCAATAGTTGTTTTGATTTATTTCCTCTGAAATTTGTTAAATAACCACCGTTTCCATAATTAAATGGACTGGTTCCTTTTTGTTGTGCATATGGATCTTTAGTTAGTTGTGATATAAAATCATATCCTTTAAATGTAGCATTTGAAAATTGAGGATTAATCAATTCAGAATCAGATTGTTTAACGACTGTATAACCCGCACTTTCAATGTTTGTTAATACTTGTTTTAAATTATCTTCTATATTCTTTACTGCATCAGATTCTTTATCTGTAAATTTAGTTGGATATTTTTGTTTTGAATCAGCATAATATGCCAAATTAATCAACATTTCAGAATTTTTAAATTCTTGATTTGGTTCAATATTATGTCCAACTGCTCTTCCATAAAATTGATATGCATCAGATCTTAAAGAAAGTTGAACTTCTTGACCAAATACTTTTGGAAATGTACCAATCGATGTGCCTTCCCATGGACCTCTTTTGCCAATTAATAAATAAGTACCGTCCGCTTGTCTAAAATATCTACCTCTAACACCTGTCGTTTCATCAGTATCACCTTTTCTTACAGTGTTATCACTGGTTCCAGCATACCATTTTTGTATGACTTTTTTATCAAATGTATGTTTTAATGTTCCTGGTGGTTGTTCAAATACTGCTCTTGTTGATGCCATTATACCGTATGTAGATTCACCAACCTTATATTTTTCTTTGTTTGGTTGACCCACTGGTATAAACGCACCAAATAATGTGCTTGATTTAAAAAAGTTTCCTACACCAGATAAAAATCCTGCACTTTTACCACCACCCCATATATTTTGGAAATTCTTATTTGCATTAGTAGCAGTCGAACCACGAATCAATCCTTTGCCACCAGCTTTATTAATAGATGGTAATGCACCTGCACCAACTGTTCCTTTTGGTGGTGTTGGTTTGTTTAAACCTAAAGCATTTGATACTGCACCAAGTCCTAAAGCACCAAGGACACCACCCAGATTTGGTTCAATATGTCTAGTTGGACTAGGTATAATTCCAAAAGATGCAATACTAGTTGATGCTAAAATAGGCATCAAAGGATTGTATATCTTAGTTTCGTTGAAAGTATTTAATCCTTGTAATACCAATTGTTTACCCAAGAAAATTACACCGTTACCACTTACACTAAACTTTGATACTCTTACTACATCTTGTAATGCAGATCCAATTGGTAATGCTCTGCTTTCATATCTTTTTAATCCATTTACACCTTTTCTTGCATTATTAGGATTAACAGTTATAAATGGTTGTCTAGGACCAAATCTTAACAAACCATTGTTGTAATCGGTTTGTAATTTATACTTGTTATAAATTGCATCACTGTTTTGAGCATATAATACACTCAATTCACCAGGCTGTCTAAGATCGTTAAATCCCGTAGGCAATTTATAACCTGCACCAATAATTTGCGTATTGGTAGTAGATAGTGGTGCAGGTGATTCTAAATTATTAAGGTTTGCCATATTTTATAAATATCAAATTGTTTAGAATGATCCTCTAAATTTTGTAGCAACTCCAACAGCGGTACTGACTTTACTACCATCAATATTCACCGCAATACCACCTGATTTCATCAATTCAATTAATTCGTCTAATTTTGATACAACTTCATCTCCACCACCAGCAGCATTTTTTCCAATTGTACCAATAGTAGATAATCCAGCAATATTTAATAGACTTACATTGTTGATTTCTTTGTTCAAACCTTTAACAGCTTCAGTAATATTTTCTATTCCTTCTACTATTGTTTCATCTTTAAACATTTGTAAAGTAGCACCAATTGATGATAACGCATCTGATGCTAATATCAATCCAGGACTAATTGCAGCTAATGCAACTAATTGTAACATCATTCCACCACCTAAAAATGATCCAATTCCACCAATTGCCATGCTAGCTCCAAATGCTGCTATTGCACCAGAAAGTACATAAAATCCTGCAGCTAAAGAAAATAGATCTATTTCTATTGCTCTTTCAAACCCTTCAACAAACATTTGAAATGCCTTACCAAATCCCATAGCAGCCAATGATAATACCCCAACTGCAGCAGCAAATCCTAACATAATTCCAATTGCGGGTACTATTATAGGAGAAGCAGTTGTAATAAGAGTACTTAGACCAACAAGTGCTGCAGTAATTACTGCCAATCCAATAGCAGCTATTGCCATAGAAGAAAATCCAGCTTGTGCTTCTGGACTACCAAATACTTTTGCAGCATGTGCTAATATTAATACCGATCCAGCAAATGCAACCATAGCTACACCCAATGATAATAACATCTTAGGATCAATTGCTTTTACTCCTTCAACAAATTTACTTGTTCCACCTCCAGTTGCACCGCCTGCACCAGTAGTTGGAGTTGGAATAGCCGAACCTGCGCCACCAGCAATTTTAGATGCTACATTACCAGCAACATCTTTAAGTTTTTCTTTGTATTTACCAATAAAACCTAAAGCAATTTTAAATGGACCCGCAATTCCGTTTAATATCATTGTTCTTAATTTCTCTCTACCAAATACAACAGCTAGAGTTACTCCAATTGCAGTAATCGCTTTTACCCATTCTCCTATTTTTGCAGAAATTCCAGACATCGTGTTAGATGTTTCGGATAAAAATTTATTTAAATCAAATACTTCCGTGGTAATATATCTAAATGCGTCATATAGATATGTTATTGGTGACATAATGCCAGTAATTAAAATCGAAGATACTTTTATTAATCCAACTAAAATTCCCATTACTACACTAACAACAGGAAGAAACAATTCAGCCAATTTTGCAATAATTTGATTGATATCATTTAATATCTTTGTTTGTTGACTTGCAATTTGTCTTGATCGAATTTCTTTTTTGTATTTTTCTTCTAAAGATTCATTCGTTTTATCCAAGACATCCAAATCTTTTTCGTATTGAGCTGCTAAATCAGGATTTTTTCTTCTTAATTCATTTAACTCTTCTTGTTTAGCATTCATTTTTACCAATTGATCTACACTCAATCCCATTGATTCAGCTAATGCTTTTGTTTGAAATGCATCAAGTTTTCTTAAATCACCAACTTCTTTTAATATTCTAGACTGTTCCTTTGCTAATCCTGCTAAATCACCAGCATATGCCAATTCTCTAGCTCTTGTAAAATTAATATCTTTTCCAAATAGTACACTAGCTTCCATTTCACTGTTTATACTAGTTTGGAAATCTAAAAATTTATCTGCTGCAGCACCTACATCTTTAAGTTCCAATCCTAATCTTCTAGCTTCAATTGCACCTTTAACCAAAGCATCAACACTTCCTCTTACTAATTTTAGAACTTCACCACCTGCGGTAGCAACATCTTTCATTACTTTAGCAAAAGGAACACCAGCAGCTTTTGCCAAACTAGCTGCAGCACCTGCGGTCTTATTGGCAACATCTGCACTCATTTTACCAATACCCATGAAATTTTGCATTACTGATGTACTATCTTCTACAGCAACACCTAGATTTTGTTCCATCAATGCAACATGTCCAACAATTTCATCTGTAACAAGAGCGGTACTAGAAAATGATTCTGCAATTTTTTGTGCAGCAACACCGGCATTTTCAGCAGTTACACCAAATGAAGCTAAATCTCTACTTGTTCTACTAATAGTGGCTTCTACAACTGATGTTTGTGAAGCTAAAAATCCTGTAGTTTTTCTAAAAGATTCTGCGGCATTATCTAATTCAACAAATCTTTTTGCAGATAATTCTATCATTTGATAGACTGCGGTAACAGGATCTTTTAAATTGTTATAAATATTATATAAATTGCCTGCTTTTGTATTTAATGGACTAAAAGCATCTACAGTTCTTGTAAATATAGCAAGACGCTCTTTGTTTAACTTTCCTTCTTTTTCATTTATTTTCAGAAGTTCTGCCATTTTAGATGTCAAATCTTGTGTGGCTATTGTAGTATCTTCTATGATATTTAAAACTTCTCTCCACGCTTCTGCTAATTGTAATGCTTCTTTACCAGCATACTTTCCCGACTTAATCAAAGAATCTAATTCTTCTTTTGATTTTCCTAAAAATGGATTTTTATCTTCTGCCATAAATTATATGATTATAAATATAAAATCTACGGCTTTTTATATCATTTTCCTTTACTAATATTTGGCCTAGCAATAGGTTTATTAGGAGATTTATTTGATTTATCCATAGCTTCTTTTTCTTTTTCTTTTGTTTCTATCAATTTTTTCAAATAAAATAGTCTCAAAACTACAGGCAATTTATAAGCAATATCCTGCGTAAAAGCACCTTGAGAGTGATATGCTAAACTAAATATCTGTTCGTGGATAAGTAATTTATCGGCTGGAGTCAGGCCAAAAAAACTGTACCGTTAGCGGTACACCTATCCTTTCCTCATGATTACATTGTTCACATTTAAAATTAAAGTTAAGATCAATATCAGGAGTTCTTTCTTTAATTTGTTTTCTCAGTTCCAAACTGTCTCTTGATGTTAATTCATTTTCTACAAACTTCTGAATATCTTGTTTATTAGGGTTACCATCTACTGCTACAATAGTATATCTTAATCTGGTTGTTACTTCAGCAGTATTTCCAGTTTTTATCTTCTGTAACATCTTGGTTTCATTTTCAATCTGTCTTTCGTCTCCTGATGTTAATAATTTACAAGTTACTGTCTTTTTACAATAAGGAAGTTGAATATCAAATCGATTTACATTTGGTTGATATTTTGAAAATTCAATTTCTTTATAGTTCAATTCACCTAAATTAAATGTACATTCATTATTTTCTCTACATGATGGACATTTGATTTGAAGTGGACCATAATTATCGCCATAAGCAAATCGTCTTGTTGCAACAAAAATAGCATTTTTATCACCCAATAACAAATCATCCAATTTTACATCTTTATCTACTATAAGCGATTCAATCAATTTATCAAGAACTACACCCTTTTTAATATAATTTTGGTTGGTAAGAATATCTTCTTCTTTTGCAGTCATTACCTTCAAATTAATAGTACCACTACTCAATGGACTGGAAGAATCATAAAAATGTCCATTGCTTGGCAATTCAACCACTTCAGATGGATATGTAGATTCTTGTTTTGGTTGTGACACATTTCCAGCAAATTGATTAGCTGGTTTTGTAATAGGAATTGTATAGTCGTCCATAAATTATAACTTTCAGTATACCAATATATAGTATAAAGTTATAATTTTTATTTTATTTAATTAGAAGATTGTAATTGTTCTTTAGCAGATTTAACTAAATTTTGTTTTGATTTCAATTCATCACTTAATTTTTTTAATTCTTCGGCAGATTTTGATTTATCCTCTGGAGAAGTT